AAAGAGATACTAGAGAATGTCAAATGGAGACATCAAAATATAAAGAACATGATTGAATGGAAGAAGTTTGTCTCGGGAGTATGATTTTTATAAATACTATAGACGGAAAGGGAAATGCGACAACACTTCCCTCCCTAAACACAATTAAATTAAAGAGGAATTTAATCATGTCTAAATGTATTTATACACCATCAGAACAATTTTGTAAAGAAAACTATTATCCTATTTCATACGAAGGACCATCTGCAGATGCAGTTAATAATCCTGGATTTGGTGGTATTACACCAACATCATTTAAGCCTGGCCATAAAACGTGGAATAAAGGAAAGAAATGTCGACAATTATCAGAGAACAAAAAACGATATTGGGCCCAATGGAAATTAGATAATCCTGGATATAAAGATAAATGGAAAAGAAAAGAAAGAAAGAATCCAGAAGACATTGTACGAGCTGATAATACTACACCCCTAAATAAAACTATAATAGAATGCCCACACTGTAATAAAACAGGTAACGTAGGCAATATGAAAAGATGGCACTTTGACAAATGCAAGAAAAAATAACAATAACTAAGAAGAACGAAGTCTTCTTAAACATCAAGACTGAACCGTCTATTGAGATGGAATTAAGCGAACATTTTCAATTCTTTGTTCCAGGTTACAAATTTATTCCAGCATATCGTAATCGTATGTGGGACGGCAAAATAAGATTATTTGATAGTAGAAAGAAAACATTATACTGCGGACTTCACAAATATTTGCGTGAGTTTTGTGACGTGAGGGATTATAACCTAGAAGTGATAGAATCACCACAATATGGTACACTCGAATCATCCCTCGAGCCTAACCTAGAAGGACTATTATCAAATCTGTCCCTTTCTGTGAACGGAGCTGATATTATACCTAGACAATATCAATTGGAGGGACTCTCGCACACACTTTCGAAAGAGAAATCCTTACTGTTATCACCAACTGCTTCTGGGAAGAGTTTAATCATATATTTAGCGATAAGATATTACCTAGATGTTTTTGATGGTAACGTTTTGCTTATAGTACCTACAACATCATTAGTCGAGCAAATGTACTCTGATTTTGGAGACTATTCTCGAAAGGATACATGGTCTCATGAAGAAAACTGTCATAGAATATATTCTGGCCGAGAAAAAATAGGAGTACAACAGAGAGTTATTATATCAACTTGGCAATCAATATATAAACTGCCGGCAAATTGGTTTAGTAGTTTTGGTATGGTCATAGGAGATGAAGCACATAACTTTAAAGCAAAATCTCTTACAAGTATATTAGAAAAATGTACAGAAGCAAAGTATCGTATTGGTACGACTGGAACATTAGATGGAACGCAAACTCATCAGTTAGTATTAGAAGGATTGTTTGGACCAGTTTATAAAGTAACTACTACAAAAGAGTTAATGGATAACGACGATCTTGCTCAATTAAATATAGATATATTAATACTTAAATATAAAGAAGAATTCTGTAAGCAGATTGTTAAAGAAAAATATCAACAAGAATTAGATTTTATTGTACGATATGAGCCAAGAAATAACTTTATTAGTAACTTAGCTTTAGATCAAAAAGGCAATACATTGATATTATTTAATTACGTAGATAAGCATGGTAAACCATTGCATTCATTATTACAAACAAAGATGCCAGATAAAAGAAAACTCTTTTATGTATCAGGAGAAACAGATGTTGACACAAGAGAATCAGTCCGTGAGATTACCGAGAAAGAGAAGGACGCAATTATCGTTGCAAGTATTGGGACTTTTTCTACTGGTATTAACATTAGGAATTTACACAATATCATCTTTGCTAGCCCAAGTAAAAGCCAAATTAGAGTACTTCAATCGATCGGGAGAGGGTTGAGGAAGAGTGAAGATGGAACAGATACAAAGATATATGATATTGCAGATGACTTACATTGGAAAAATCAAAAGAACTATACATTACAGCATGCAGCTGAAAGGATTAAAATCTACTCTAAAGAAAGATTTAACTATAAGATGTACGACGTAAACATATAAATAATAGTATGGAATTATTAAATAGATTAAATATAAGACATTTTAAACTCATAAACGGTGAAGAGATCATCGGATTACTCGCTATCAAGAATGACGATAATTTTATTATTGAAAGACCAGTAAAGATACATCCAAATCTTCTTGGTGGTGTACAATTCTCAGCATGGTTTCCATTCTCAGATAGCAAACAATTTAAAGTACTTAAGAATAATATTTTACAGCATGTACCAATAGCAGAGACTATAAAAGATACATATGTTAATTTTGCTCTTAAGATGGATAAACCCATCAGCCCACCTGATACTCGAACTGATGAAGAACTCTTACAAGAGTACGAAGATAGTTTGAATGGAACAGTTGATGATATGATACCTGATGCGAAGAGGACAATACATTAATCCTATACCTCTACCGCTCCGGGTGATAATATATTATACCATAAAAACAGGCATTTGTAAACGACTTTAGTGAAAATAATTAAAATAAATTAATCGTTTACATTTCACCAAAAGTATGGTATAATAATACATTATGGAGAAAATATATGGCTCAAATTAAACCAAAAGATAAACCTCATTACGTCAATAACAGAGAATTCTCTGAAGCCGTTATGGATTATGCTATAGAAGCGCATGAGTGTAGAAAAGCTGATAAGCCAGTACCTATAGTTCCTGATTATATAGCAAAATGCTTTATTCGAATCTCAGAAGGACTGTCTCACAGACCGAACTTCGTGAGGTACACTTACAGAGAAGAAATGGTAATGGATGCTGTTGAAAACTGTTTAAGAGCAATCGGTAATTATAATATCGAAACTGCTACAAGAACAGGTAAGCCTAATGCGTTTAGTTACTTTACTCAAATATGCTATTTTGCATTCATTCGTAGAATAACCAAAGAAAAGAAACAACAAGATATTAAATTTAAGTTCATTGAAAAAATGGGAATTGAAGACTTTGTTGCTATGGGTATGGATAACGAAGGTGCTGAAGAAACTATGGCTTATGTTGATACGTTAAGACAAAGGATTGGTACCATACGTACTAAAGATGAAGCTATTAAACAATTTGCAAAAGAGGAGAAAAAACGAGAGAAAGAAAAGCTCGAGTTATTTATGTAATGAAAAAAGTAAGCACTAAACAAAACCAAAGACACATTCGTGTTATGAAAAAAAGAACTCAACGTGAAGAGAAACGCAAAATACAAAGAGCTATTGTTGCAATTAAAATGGAAAAGATTAAAACCGCTGGAAAGCGTATTATGAAAGCTCAAAAACGTATGATGAGTCTAGCAAAACAAGCATGAAGATAGCAATTTTAAACGACACACATTGTGGTGTCAGAAATAGTAGTGATATTTTCTTACAGTATCAAGAGCGCTTTTATCAGGAGATATTCTTTCCTTATTTAAAAGAACATAACATTAAAAACATACTTCATTTAGGTGATTATTATGAACATAGAAAATTCGTTAACTTTAAAGCACTCAATGCTAATAGGAAGCATTTTCTTGAGCCTATGCGTGATGCTGGCATTACTATGGATATCATTCCCGGAAATCATGATGTATACTTCAAAAATACTAACGAGCTGTGTAGCCTCAAAGAATTGCTTGGTTATTTTACCAGTAATGTAAATATTGTTATGAAGCCAACAGTGCTTGATTATGATGGTCTTGGCGTTGCAGTGATACCTTGGATTAATAATGCTAACTATAAAGAGTATACAGAGTTTGCTCAAAAATGTGGTGCACCTATTCTTGGAGCACATTTGGAATTGAAAGGATTCGATATGATGGCAGGAATGCCTAATCCACATGGTATGAGTGCTGATGTATTTTCTAGATTTGAGATGGTATTAAGTGGTCATTTTCATACAAAATCTACTCAGGGTAATGTAACCTATCTTGGTTCTCAAATGGAATTTACTTGGGCAGATGTAGATGATCCTAAGTACTTTCATATACTTGATACTGAAACAAGAGATATTACTCCAGTAAGAAATCCAATAACAATGTTTAAAAAAGTTATATATGATGACACTAAAACAGATTATGATAAAGTAGACATATCTCAGTTTGAGAAAAAGTTTATAAAACTGATTGTTATAAATAAAAATGACTTGTATATGTTTGATAAGTTTATCGATAGACTACAAAGTATTGAAACATATGAGCTTAAGATAGCTGAAAGCTTTGAAGAGTATTTGGGAGAAAGCGTAGAAGACGAGAAAATATCCCTTGAAGATACTACTGAACTTTTAGATTCTTATGTTGAAGCAGTAGATACTGACTTAGATAAAGAACATCTTAAGGTAGAACTACGTAAGCTATATACTGAAGCACAGAACCTCGAGGTAGTATGATACATTTTAAATCATGTGAGTGGAAGAATTTTCTATCCACTGGAAGCGATCCAATAAAAATCTTATTAGACAAAACACCATCAACATTAATCGTTGGTCAAAATGGAGCAGGTAAATCAACTTTACTTGATGCGTTATCATTTGGTCTATTTGGTAAACCTCA